CTCATCGAGTTGTGTTTTAAACTTACCTAAATGTTTCTTACATTCTTTAAGACCCATCTTAACTTTAGGTTTGTCACACTCATCAAAGTTATAGTTAAGATATGTAGAATATCCCTCTACCCCAAAGAAATCAGCATCATTGCTTGATTGAACTCCAAACATAAACTTGCCCTCAATGTCTCCATGATAATATCTACCCATCATAATCCTCCAAATTAAATTCGTGTTTAAGTTTCCACATTGCCATATCTAGACTTTTTATGTCCGATAGGTAAAGGTCTTCAATTTCTCTAGCATTACACAAAGCATCTCTTATAGATTCATATGCTTTGTTGATTGCTTTTTGTTGATCTTGAGTAAGAGACTTTAATGCTTTTATTCTTAATGCCTCTTCCTTATCTCTTTCTAATTCCCATTTAGCTTTTCTACCCATTGTTATACTCCCATGTTTCTATAATATCTTGTTTAAATATATCCACTTTATATTCTCCATTTGCTATATCCATAAAATATTCTATCATCTCGTTTTTAGTCATATCTGATCCTAACCAAAACTCTACTTGTTCTTCTGTAACTTTATCCATTGTCTTCCTCCCTTTCAAAATAGTTATTTAAGAATGCCTCAACATCATCATATTTTTCATTGAAGATTTCTTGACCCTCGTCTGTATAACTTTCTGTGTTATTATGTATCTCAACCATAGTACTGTAGGCATCTTGTCCTAATTCAGTACTCATTAACCAATCTGCTAAATCGGATTGTATTTCTAAAAAAGTTGATGTTGGTATTTTAATTGTCATTCTGTATCTCCTTTATAATTTTATCGCTGTATCTAGTGAACCACATGAAATCATACAGTTCTCTATTCTTTTCATCGCAACCATAACAAAAATGAAAGTCTTCTATTGTGTTAACCATGTCGCTAGGATCATGTAAATCTCCACAACTCTCACACGCATTCATTACGAAACTCCTCCATTTCTTTTATTGTTTGTTTGTATTTTTTCTGATCTTCGTCTGATAGTTCCGACATTGATACATACTCCCACCCCTCATTTTTATCCGTCAATATCTCATTAAAATGATCGATAACAGATGTGTAATGATAGATATGTTCATATCCCTCGATAGGTTTTTTTGTGTCGCTATCTATTATAACGTAGTCCGTTGGATATAATTCAGTAGTCATTATGCATTCTCCTCGATAGGATTGTCATTATCTGCACAACATTGTTTATGGCTATCCCAACAATCTTGAATTGTGTGTCGATCTTTGTCATATGAGTTATCAATGAAATTCATCAATTCTCCAAAGTTTCCAATAACTCCACCCTCTCCATAAATGTGATCATAATAGTAATACAAGATAGTTTCTGTATGCCAAGGTGTAAGACCATTCATTTTTTAATCTCCTCAATTATTACATCATATTTGTAGTCATTAGCCATTATGGTTCTCCATGTTTTGTTTAAGTTCATTTAAAAAGTCTTCAATGTCTTTCATAAGAAAATCATATCCATTAACTTGAGACTCTGATTCTATTTCATAGTCTGTTGCTACATTAACCATGCTTTCTATTCTGTTAACTACATAGTCAACATCTACTCGTAGCTTGGAACGTGGTTCAAGGTACATGGACTTTAGTTGTTGGTTTAATTCTTCTATCATGGTCTCTCCTTTAGTTATTATTTTGATATAAGAATTCTAGCATAGAATCCCATAAGTAGTCAACAAAAAACATTTTACATAGTGTTCCCCCCATATTTTTTTAAAATTATTTTTTTTTCAAAAAAAGGTGTAGAAAGTGTAGAAAGTGTAGAAAGGGCATTCAAACCCTTATCAGCTATAAGGTAAGTGGTTACACTTTGGTTACACTGGTTACACTTCAAAAGAGTTACGAGTGAGGTCAAGACATTATTTTGCGTTTTTATATTGAAAAAATATGGTAGAAACACTATAGTTTTTTTATTATGGCGAAAGAAAAGTTTCTTACCAATCGACAAAAAGAATTTTGTAGGCTTATTTGCGAGGGCATTTATAGTAATGCCGAATGTGCAAGGCGAGCAGGTTATTCTCATGGACAAGCTAATAAGACTGCGAGCTTGTTGTTGAATGGTCGAGATTTTCCATTGGTGGTCGAACATTTAAAAGAACTCCGAGAAATTAGAGAAAGAAAATATGGAGTTACTGTTCTTGGTCAACTTAAAAGACTTGCTGAATTGAGCCAAGGAGCAGAAGAAAAAGGGCAATATAGCTCTGCTATTAATGCTGAAAAAATAAGGTCGTCTCTTGGTGGCTTGACTGTGGATAGGAGAGAAACTACCCATCAACTTGACCAACTTTCTAGAGATGAAATTGTAGCAAGACTTTCTGAAATTAGGAAACAATACCCATCTGCTTTCATCGAGGGCGACTATAAGGTTGTCGGAGATAGAGAGGGGAGAAAATCTATCTCCGACATGGGCGATAATACAAATTCCTAATTTTGCATCATGCGTTTTTTGTTTATCATTAAACATTATTGTTAGTCAACTTATTATCCATTAATTGTTCTGCGACATACCCAACCCAGTAATTCCCATATCGTTGATCAACAGAAATTAATATTTCTTCGATACTCTTATCTTCAATAAGAGTATTAACGTAGTCGTCAACTTCCATCATATAGTTTTTTAATTTACCCATTGTTCATACCTCCTATAAAAAAATCTTTTGGGTCTTCAACTAAAGTTCCATCTGTCGTAGTTAATCCGACACAATACGAATTAGATAAGCATTTAAGTAAATATTGCCCTATCTTATCTTTTACGACTTGATAATTATCATTTTTCCAATGAACAGTATATCCATTATAAATTGCCATTTCTATATCATTAAAAGACATACCAATTTTTCTTGTCTCTGAGTTATTATCAAAAAAAGTATTTAAATCCATTTCATGATAACGTCTGCCTAAATCGATAAGTTTATCCATATCATCACTTTCTAAGCCGTGGTGTTCTGCAAATTTATCGACTGTTAAATAATTATTATACCAATCAAGATATAGCTCTTTTAGTTCAGTTCTAAATGTTTTCATTATAAAATCTCCATTTTGTTGTTATTGAAAAAATCTTTTATGAAATTTTCTGTTTCGCTGTATTCATCAATTAAAATGTCTGTTACAGCCTCAATTCCTTTAAAACTTGAGTTTGGAATATCTAGTTTAAAAGATTTACTAAATCTACAAACATTAATTTCATCTAAATATTTGTTTAGTTCTTGTCTTTCCATTATTAATTCCTTTCATTTAAGTTTGTTAAAATATAAATTCCATTATCTATTTTCTTTTGAGTTTCTTTTTTACTTTCATTAAGAAAAATGTTTCTATATTTACTTGTAGTTACTGAGTAATCCCAATATTTTTTGTCAAGGTAAACCATAAAAAATTGATTATTCATTAATACTTTTTTAGCTATTATAGATTTATAAGATTGGAAATACTCTTCATTGTCATCTGTTATAATAAATTGGTTAGCAATTTTATTTCCATTATTGCTTGTCATATTTTCTACTTTCATTATATTATCTCCTTATGTTAAGTTTATATTATTTATCCTAATTTTTCCCATATCAAATGTCAACAGAAAAAACACTTTCGAATGAAATAAAAAAGGCACTTCCTAAAAGTTCTTTTTTCCAAAAAATAGAAAATAGAGCGACTAGTGGCTTTCCAGATTTATTCATTCTTTTAAATGGAATTCCACTTTTTATCGAGCTGAAATCTCCTATAAAAGGAAATAGGATAAAATGTGAAAAGTCCCAAATTGCTTGGCATTTACGATATAATGCGTGTAAAGGTGTTTCTTTTTTCTTGCTACGAGCACCCTTGACCTCCGACCTATTTTTATTTGATGGAGGCATTGTAGCCAAATCGCTTGCTACAAACTGCGATTTCCCGAAGTCTGCGACCCTTTGTAGTCGATTATCTATTCTTGAAACATTAACCATTGCGAGCTCCCATGCTTTGCGACCCTTTGTAGTCCGACCATAAAAAAAGGTTTGTCCCATCTAGGACAAACCC